ATGAAAATTGATACGGCAACAATCACTACGACTGCGCCCCCGATGACCATTAACATAACTGCCCATGCGATTGTTTCAAGCATAATTTTTACTCCTTAGTTTGTCTTGAACTGCCACCAGTAAACTAAATGGCTCGTCTTTATGTTTTGCACACAACTCAAAACATTCTTCTTTTGTCAAATCAACCCAAGGCTTCTTGTAGTCTTGGATGTCATCGTCATCTTCTACTCTGCGGTGTGGCACTGATATACCTATGTGTCTAGTCATGCTTTCCCCCTTTCTCTGATTCGTTCAGCAATAACTTGTGATGGGTGAGGCCAACCCACCGCCCACTCGTCAGCAATCTTTGCACACGCCTCACGCTCGGCTTCTATCGCGGGCTTGAGCATATCTATCGCTGTCTCATGCAACTTTTGTTGTATCTCTAACATCTCTGTCAACTTGGCAATCATTTCATCTTGTGTCATGTGTTCTTTTCCTTTGATTTATTAACCCAACACACCCAGTGATAAACAGTTCCAGAGTCATTCCAAAACCTGTCACCCACTTTGAATAGACCAAAGCATCGTGGGCATTGATGTGGCTTAAACCACGTAGTCGGTCTAACCGTTATCGGCTTATCCGTTTTAGTCAGATTCAAAAGGACGTTCTCTAAGTTTTTCTCAGTTAAGTCCATCATGTGTTCTCCAACTCCGCAACTCTGGCAGACAAGACACGCACCAACTCAGTTAGCACAGCGACCTCTGCTATTAGTTGTTCTTTGGTTGTGCCATACGCATCTTTGTATAAACCAATGCGTTCGTTCTCGTCATGCAATGCTTGCAGGACTGCCTCTTTGCGTTGTTTGGCTTGTCGCTCAATGTAGTTAAATGCTTCGTCTTCTGGTGTCATTTGTCAATTCCTTCTTTACTTATACTCTACCATATCACCATAGCTTTCGCCATAGTGTGCTTCACAAGTCACGGGTAAACCCCTAGCCCAGTCGGGAGTCCATTTCATGCACTCGACGATATAAGCAAGCGCCTTATCTTTCTCGGCTTCATTAACCACGACAACTGCCGCATCGTGTACCGTGAGGGCGACCTTATACAACTGCTGTATTTTTAGCATCTGTTGTCCAACCACTATCCTAGCCAACGCTTGAACTACGTTTTCAACTAGCGATCCGCCCCATAGCGACACTTGTCCTTTACGAGACTTGTATTCGTATCTAGATTTAGACTCGCTACTGTTGAGTTTGAGTTCGGGATAGCGGATATACAACCCATTCGGTAGGCGCAATCCGTCAGACGTCACAAGCACGCACTCGGATTCGCCATAGTAGTAACGCTTCTTGTTCTCAGGCCATGTGGATAGATGCTTTATTACGCCATCGCCTTCGTCCCACAATGCCTTGACCTTGTTGTTCTCAGTGCGATATGTATTAACATATTTCTCAGCGTCCTCAAATGAAACAATTGCCCCGGGGGGTTGAGTCTTGAGCGTGTGCTGTAACTTTAACGCGCCAGTCCCATAGCCAAGCCCAAGAACGCATGTCTTACCTACGAACCGTTCGACTGGATTTGCTTTCGTGATGGGAGTGCCGTAAATCTTGGTTGCAAATACTGAATAAACATCTTCGCCATCTGCAAATTGCTTGACCACATCATCCTGCCCTGCCAACCATGCGAGGACACGCGCCTCGATTTGAGACGAGTCGCAGTTGATAACGATGCAGTCATCGGGCGCAACCACCGCGTTCTTGAGAGCCTTTTTCTTCTTGTCTCTACTGGGGAGGTTTTGGAAGTTGACTTTGTCTGAGCCCGCCCACCTTCCTGTGTGAGCCCCATAGTATTTGAGGGGGATGGGGAGCATGCCCTTGTTACGCTTACCAATGTCGATGAATCTCTCAATCCTTGACTCTTCAATGGTTGACTTAGTACCCAGTCGAACTGAACATAACTGTTGGATGAATGGGTCTTCGTGTTCAGTAAGCGCCAAAAAGCCCTCATCGTTTTTAGCCAGCGCATAGGTTTCCTTCCCAGTTGTTTTGCTTGGTTTCATCGGCACAACAATGTTGTGTTCGGTTAGTAGTTCAGCAAACTTCTTGTTACTCGCTAATCGCTTGCGCACTTCCTCTGCTGTCTCGCAGTTGAGTTTCTCCATCAACCCTTCGAGCAATGCATTCTTCTCTTCGCGTAGTTCGTCAGCGCGTTCTTGCAGTAGGGCATCATCTACATAGAACACTGGATGCGTGAACATTCGCAATGTCATATCAATTAATCCTGTTTCATCTTCGGGAAACGCGCTCGACAATATATTGAACAACTTAAAAGTAAGGTCTACGTCATTCTTGCAATACTCACCGTAGCGGGCTAGGTCTTCTTTATTGAAGTCAAGTCGACTCTTACCTTCAGCCAAGATAACCTCGTCACCCTTCACGCCTATCTCATAGCGCGTAGCCAACGCTTTCAGTGAGCCACCCACATCTACGCCATGAAGCGCGCGCGCCATGCATAGCGTGTCATACATGAATGCTGGCGTGATGCCATACTTCCAACTAAGAATACATCCATCGAAGAGAGTGTTATGGCAGCATAGGGCACTTGTAGTCCAGTCAAACGTGGATAAGAATTCTTTTATCTTGTCGTTGTTGCCTGTGAACCAGACAGATGGCGCATCGTCTACCTTCACGCCAACGCCTATTACCTCAAAGCGTTTGTCTCGCACATACTCTTCAGTTGTCTGATGCTTGAATCCAAGTTTGATCTTGGAATCGTAGTAGGTCTCAAAGTCTAAGGTAATTAAACTCATATTGATAGTTTCATTAGTTGGTTAGCAAGATACTGTGCAAAGTGCAGATCTATTTCCTCATCGGATAAGACGGGCTCTTCAAAAACAGTGTTGTGTATAGTAATTACTGTTTGTAGTCTGGCATCTGGGCTTGAATGTCGACGTCGCAACCCGAGCAGGTGCGCTTTCCTGTTGATCTCAAAGTGTGAATAGGAAGTTCTCCAACCACAAGAGTGACCGTAGCAAAGGTGTGGAGACATATGCTCACGATGCTCGTAGCCATGAACAACATCTTTTACTTTGTGTGATGGGCTGGTGTCGCCCTTACCACAAATGTCGCACACTACATTTGTTGGAGTGTGCATGTGTTGCTTGTATACAGCGTCGATTTCTTTCACCAAAGAAAGTAACTTCTGCCTGACCTTCCCATGAATATGGGGACGATCAGTCGCTTGCATGAACTTAAATGCCTGTGCGCTCATAGTCTTTACCGATTGGTATACCGTTAGCAGTTAATGCAAGAGGTGCAAAACGCAAGCCTGCTTTATGAAAAGCTGCCGCTTCAATTTCAAGTTTCTTTGTGTTAATGATCTGCACAGCCAACTTAGCAACTGCCGACGCTCGGTGTGAATCGCTCAGTCCGTTGCGCAATAAATCAAACTCATCAAACAAAGCATCGCAAAGTCCTGCGCTAGTTTTGTCTGTAATCTTTAATGGTTTTTTGTTTTTCATAGTGGTGCGTCCTCAAGTTGCTCTATTCGTTTCTTAGTAGATGCGCGCATTACTTTTTCTAACACGCTTGGGTTTACGCGTTTGAATGGATTCCAATCGTTTGCGGATATTCTCGAGATGAGTTCGTCTCTCGTAATCAATTGCCTCTTGCGGGACAACGAGTTCTTGGGTTGTAAATCGGTGTTCGTTTGCACATTCTCTCCTTCGTGTTTGCCCGAAAGTGGGCGATTGTCTTGTCTCTTTCACTAATGACCATGCACCGCACTCAGGGCATTTCATAGGTCAATCTCCTCTGTTTAGGAACTGGCATCAAATTAGCAGTCCACCGATCGATGGGTCGCTAATCATGGATTTTCAATAGATACAAAAATAGGGGGCGATGGACTAACCATGCCCCCTTGCGGTTACTTGCTTAACTTAGCAATTTCTCTATTGATATACCAACGTGCTTTGCACAAGTCTTCATGCTTATCGCCCTTGTGATCGGCTCGCGTAATGTATTTCACAGCGTTGCCTAAGTTGTATCCCAAAGACTTCGCTTCGATAAAGTCGATTGTCTCAACACCACCAACTGTGTAGTGGGGCGGATGATTGACCATATCGGTGTGATGTATTTCAGCGATGCGTTGCTCTTCTTTACCCACGCCTACTTGATAGG